GACCAATGCTGAACATTAACATCCCCGTTCCCGAACAAGAGGACGGTACTCTTTCCTGTTGTATCATGATCAAGAATCCATTGAATAGACTCTTGAATGTCGTCAGCAATCAGTGCATCACTTAGTTCGTCACTGGTTTTGCTGACACGGTCCAGGAGGCCGCACGAATTGTAGCCTTTCTGAAGGTCGAACGCAAGCCATTCACTGAACTCAGTCTTTGGACTGTAAGGATTGTCGACTGTTGTCAAGTACATTGTAGCCATGATTCAATCAGTCTCCTTTCACAGCTTCAAGCACAGAGCTTGTAGAGATTCCGAGCATGTCGGCAATCTCAGATGTTGTGGCTCCATTACGAGCCATAGCTTTAGCACGAGCGACAACACCATCAGACAGAACTGGTTTGTCCTTTGGCATAGACAGCTCATGCAAGCGCTCAGGATTAGCGTATCGTGCGATCGCTTCCATCATTGCGTTGCTTACACCACCATTCATGATGGCTTTCCACTCGTTGTCGGTGATGTCAAACTGGACCTCCTTGCGAGATGCACCAGTCCTGATGCGGGCAGCCTTGAGTGCCTGGCTCTCGAGTCGGGTGCGCTCATCCTTGGTCATTCCAGGATTCTCCTCGACCTTCATCTTCACAACACCCCCGGCAATGAGTTGCGCCTGGCGCTCTCGGGGGGCATTCGTAAGGGCGGTACGCACCTTGTCTTTGAGGGAGGCTACATCAGAGGCGTACTCCTTGGCAATAGCCGGGTCTCTTTTCAGGGCGGGGGTATTCGCAATCTCCCTACGGGCGGTATTTGCGAGAGCCTTCATATCGTTTGCATAGCGGGCATACAGTTCTTCCATGGGGGTTCCCGACGAAAGCTTGCGGGCGTCGTCAACCAACTCCATGCGGGTGGCCTTCGATGTACGCAGGCGAGTCTCAATAACCGGAGCCTTGGTCTTGAACTCCCGGGTTACAGTATATGATTCGCCTGTGTTCTCGTAAACCTTTCGGCCAGTCACTGGATCGATGGGGCCTCCCTTTGCTGCAGACCGGGGCTTCCTCTTTGGAATATCCACCTCGGATGCAGCACGGGAAATAAGAGTAGAGACACCACCCTCAGGCTGGTACTTCTTCTTGAGCTCGGCAATACCGTTGTCAATGGCAGAGGTGCGGTAATCGAGCTTGTGCTTGGCCGCGTCAATAACCACCATCGAGTGGCGGACTGCCCTAGCAAGCTCAGCTTCGGTGGCGCCCTTGACAGTCATGTCCGTAATAAGGTTGGACACCATGCCCATCTGCTTCTGCTTGCCGGTCTCGGTGAGAACCTTCATCCCCGGATATCCAGGATATGCGGCAGAGGGGTCGAATCCTTCGAGGCCCTTGAGAGGGGACGTCGAACGAATACGACTCTTAGCCGTGACTGGAATAACCATGGCCGTATCGCCGTCAAAATCGGCGCCTGAGAGCCGTTGAGCGACCTTGGGGTGGATACCCACAGCATCCGCCGCAAGCTCTCCAATCGTCTTCCTGGCGTCTTTATGACCGTTATTTACGGTGAGGATGGGGATCTCGAATGTACCACCATGAGGATATCGAACCAGGGCCACCTTTGAACCATTCTTGAAGTTCGGAGCATATATCTCCGTTGGCCTAAGAGTGGTCACGGGGAGTAGAACCTGATATGCCTGGCCGGGAACCGCAGCAGCGCGAAGACGGACCGAATCAGAATCACAGCCATCTGCGAAATCCTGAAGGGCCTTCTTGCGGAGCACGGGGTTGGTCAGAGCCATGATATCCTGGAACTTCTGCTTGGCCTCGTTGGTTGAAATATCCAGCTGCTGGCGTGCAAATGAAATATCCTGCTTCGAGAGGAACTGGGCCGAGAGAGTCTTAGACCAATCACCCCAAGATCCTTCCTCATTCACGAGGTTGACAGGGGACAGCTTCTTCTTGCCGTCCTTGTCAATATATTCCATCTGCCGGCGGATGGTCGCACCGAACGGATTGTCCGGGTCGTCCTTCATTTTCTTGAGGACGGTGTCGCCATCACCAATCATGGGGACCTTCTTGGATTTATTCGTGTTGAACCGAATATCCTTGCCCGCGGGAAGGTCGTCCGCGTATATGGCCATGCCCTTGAGATAGTGTGTGCCGTCGACGGAAATACGGACCTGGGCGTAGTTAGACTTGCCGAGGTTCAAATCCTTGAGGCCTCGACGAATCTCAATGACTCCATCCATATTTGTTCCGCCCTGCTCGGCATATCGCACCATGACTCGCTTGGAGTCGAGTGGGGCGGGAGGCTTGAGCGAGAGCTTGTTTCCTTCAGGGTCCGTACGAACGCCGACCACGTGGATCTTGTCGAGGTTCTTGACGATCTCAGACTTCGGAATATCGGGCTTGCCGAGAACTCGGGTGGATGTGTAATTATCCGTTCCGAGTTGCCTAATCTTGATGTCATGGACCTGATACCCCTGGGCTTCAAGGGTCGAGGACGCGAGCTTCATTGTAGTAGCCGTAGTCCCCAGAGTGACCTCAGTGCCCGAGCCGATATCAATATAACCGTGTTTGTCGGTCTCTCGCTTGAGAATATCCGCGACGTTCTCGATCTTGCTAGCTGTCTTACCGGCGGTGTCCTTGAGGTAGTTGCGGACAGTTGACGACGATACGCCTAGACGCTCGGCAATGGCGTTCTGAGACATGCCCTTAGCATCGAGCTTCCGCACCATGGCGATCTCAACCGCCTGCCGCTCCCTCTTAGCGATGGACTTGGTGGCCCTGAGTTCAACAGTGGTCATGCCGAGACCCCTAGCGATCTCAGTCTCACTCATACCCTTGGCTTCGAGACCACGAACAAGACCTTGAAAATCGCGAGAGCGCTGATATGGGTCCTTGCCAGATCCCCACGGATACCGTCCGGACTTTCGGAGAATACCGTAGTGAGAAAGAGTACCGTCCTCTTGTTCGGGAACGGGGATGTTAATGTTCAGCATTGGTCCTCCGTATTCAGAATATCCGAGAAGCGGATTATTCGGGTCATGATGTCCAGAATATCATCCGGATCTGGAATATGCGACCGGATCTCTTCGTTCTGATAGATCCGGAGCTGCATGTTGATTGTCGGCCTGAAGTTATATTCGAGGCAGAACAGAGCCGCATAGACTTCGAGCTGTTCGAACTTCGTAGCACCCCGACCAGTTTTGAGGTCGTGAATGCGAAGGAGGTCCTTGTCCTCGTCGAAGGATATGGCGTCTGCGGTCCCGAAAGCGTAGTCACTGTAATATAGCACTTGTTCGGGTGTCATCCGATACTTGATCGCATCGTTAACAAACATACCAACAGTGCCTGGTTCGTCTCCGAAGGGGAGGCCTAGTCGAATATGCTCGGCCGCGATCTCATGGAGAGCAGTTCCCAATGCAGCGGCCCTGGCGTTACGAAACGTCTCCACGACCTTCTTGTCATCATACCGGAGCCACGCACTCTTGCTGGCCCCGAGAAATGCATGCTTGCCCTCGAATATAGGATGCTTAACGAACTGCATCGCCAGACCTCAAATATGAGACAATCTCCTCGATGATCTCTTCTTCGTTCTCAGGATATACGAATCGTGCGAAGCCCATGTCATTGAGCTTCTCAATGTAGTACTTCTGGTTTGGTCGGACGGGGGCTGTTTTGGAAGCCTTGACTTCCAGCATCGCCCATAGGTCTCCGTACAAGACGAGAAGATCCGGAACTCCTTGAAGGTAGTTGGGATCGTTCTTCAGAATGAGGCAGTCTGGTAGACACTGTCTGATTCTTTTGACGAGACCTTGCTGATACTTGTTCTCGCGCACACTCATGTTGGCTCCTTTCGAGAGTGCTGCAAAACGTATAGGGAATGTCGCCCCGAGGGTCTCACCCACTAGGCCTGGGAGGAGCCGAAATAGGGGGTCGGCTTCTTTCTCTCCATTATGCCGGACGTGTTTAGCCGGTGGTCACACCCACTTGTAAAATATGGGACTTTAGTCCTAGACGAGGAATTCTCTTAAGAGAGAACTCCGCTCGGCCCAAATTTTTGAGAGAGAGGGGGTCGCAGCTTCTCGGAAGGGGGTAGGTAAAGATTTGGTAAAATTCTTGGGTTTTGGAGCAGACTTGTCAAATGTCAAAAATTTGGGGGTTTTATATTATATATATATTTATTTATTTATTTATTTAATAAAAAAAAGTGACAAATGACAAATGGATAGACTTTTCGTTGCAATTCCAACGAAAAAGGGGTTGTCACTTTTATTTTAAAAACGACAAATTTGTCAAAAATTTTGAGGCGTTTTTCGTCAAAACTCAAAAATCGTCAGATAGTCACACCCACTTGCCGAAATTTTTGACAAATTGGCAAATCGTCAGATGGTCACACCCACCCAAAAACGACAAAAAAACGATAATCCAAGTCCCTTTTGAGAGGCAGGGGACCCCCTTTAAGAGATCCCCCACCCCTCAAAAATCAGTATCGGCCAGCCCTGTTGCCGGCCTTCGTGCGCCTCCCTCGAGCCCGAGGCTGATTCGCCCGCTCCTTCCACCCAGCCTGGTTGCAGGCCATCATGAAACAATTCCGATCTCGAGGCATCCGAGCGACTTCATCCGCGCAATCAGCCTTCCACGGCAAAGCCTCCTTAGGCGCCCTTCCGCCAAGTACAGTCGAGTTCTTCTCACCATCCCAGACCTCAACCCGGTATTTATCACATGCAACGTTCGACAACCGCTCGGTGATGTAGGTCTCGGCGTAGATAGTTCCGCGACGCTTCGACTCGCAGTAGAAATGTTTCCTGTACAGTTCCCTCCCGAACAAATATCCGATGATAGTAAACATGTACTTCATCTTCTCAGGGTGTCCAACAATGGCGTTCTGCAGATCAGCGTTCATGGTATTGATTCCTTTCAAATATGGTTGAGTGATTGCTGGTGCAGCTCATCAGGCCGCGAGTGGTGTGTTATCCACGTCTGAAAGCTTAACACGGATGTCGTATCGGTTACACATGTCCCTGCTACCCAAGTATTCGATCAACCACGCCGCATACTCGTGAAGGGCGCTCAAGCTATCGAAGAAATGCAGCTCTTCAAACTCGAGACTATTGTCGTAGTAGCCCTTGAAAATCATTTGGTATGGCATTTTAGTTGCATCCCTTCGTGCAAGAGTTAATTAGATCGAAAGACTTGTCGTCCCGCCAGATACGAATGATTGCGTTATCAGCAACCGCACCGTCGCGAACGGCCTCGGCAACATCCTCAAGGATCTTCTCCGCGAACAAATATGCGTCGTCCATCTCGTTGAATCCCTGAGTAGTCTCGATGCCGGCATCAGCCCCCACACCGTATTCCACCTGAACTGTGAATGTCATGAGAATCGCTCCTTTCTTTCAGATTCCCAGAATATCGTCTCCGTCAAAGCACTTCACTTTGATAATTCGAATGACAATGTTTCGCTCCATCATGGTGTTCACAAGACCCGTCACGTAAGTATCAGCATCCGCCCGAGTCTTGAAGAACGTGTAGTACTCCTTCTTCTCTCGAGTATTCTCGTCAGCGACAGTGATGTGGGTCATCCACTCGATCTCAGCGTCTGCTCCGAAAATATAGGTGTTGTCAGTCATTCTTGTTCCTTTGACTTGTAGGGTTCTTTGGACAGTGTACCGTATGATCCTTCGGGTAGACACGTCCATTCTGAGTTCGCCAATATTCCTGAAGGTCGTATGGGTGCTTGTAGAACCACTCACGGCTCTGACACTCACAAGGATCGGGAATCTGAATATCCGAGTTGACGATGTCGTTAAGCATCTTCGTTATAGTCGTCGACAGCGCGCGGTACAACACAACTTCATTGATGGCGAATGTCTTGGACACAAGGCGTTTTTCAAACACGTTGAACGGTGGATGAACGCCGTTGTCCGCGAAGCAATCGACGCGAATTCGTAACTCGTCGCCGCTATCGCAAATATCGACCGAGAAGTCAGACAGTTCGAAACTATTCTTGTTCATCGTTTGTCGCACCCTTGAGAGATTTGATACCATCAACGATCAATCGAGTAATGACCTCTAGATCGCCCGAAATATAGTCATACTCAAACATCGAGATCTTGACCTCTGGATTGTCTTCGTTAACGTTCTCGTGCGCGTTTTTAATCATCTGAGCCGTTTCACGAGTTTCGTGAAATGACATGAATCGACGAACACTGCCGTCTTTCATAACCGTCTCGACCAGAACGCACCAACTGCGCCCTTTAGGATTATACACGACGCAACCTGGTTTAATCAACATTGTCCTCTCCTCTATAGATTATGCGCAAATATGCGCTCATTGAAGACGCCCTTCTTCCGGACGGCTTCTCGAATGGCTGAGTCTATTCCAGACTCTGATAAAAGGTAGAAGTAGCGGAGGTCTGTGAATGGAGTGTTGATCCGGTCAATGCGACCTTCAGCCTGCTCCAAGACCTTCCACGAATAGTTGAGGGAGTAGAACACGATCGAGTCTGTCTCGATGCAGTTCCATCCCTCAGCGCCAGCAGTATACTGTACCAAATATACCCATGTATCAGTGGCTGGAATTGGTTCGTGGTTATGGCCATTCCACTCGGCCACCGTGAATTCATCTCGCAAGGTAAGCAAGATGTCCCGCTCGTAGTCAAAGTTGTAGAACACAATCAGCTTCTTACGCCTCTTCGCAAGCAACCGAATATGATCCACACGAGATCTATCCGAGTTGACACACTTGCGAAGGCCGTAACAAACACCGCCAGCATTCTTATATGGCTCACCAGTCCAAGGGTCTACACGGTTTTTGACTATGGATTCATACATCTCCTTATCGTACTTCATGGAAATATAGGCACGGTTACGCCTTGTGTGACGCTCTGCCGGCATCGGTACGAGGATCGTCCTCCGTCGTGCCTCTAGAAGCCCTGTGTTTACATATCGTTTGACTTTGGGGTACTTCGCGAACCTGTCCCAGATGATGTGCTGCTCCGAGAACTCGGTTCGGTTTCGGTAGAACCCATTTGCGATGAATAGGGGGACGTAATCAAGCCATACATCCCCCGGCGTCGCGCTCAGTAAGATCCACAGGTTGTGCTTCGATATCTTGAGAAAACTCTTAACCCAAGCACCAGATCCAACAACACGCTGCTCATCAAATATGAACACATGGTCAGTGTAGTCGGCGAAGCGCGAGACATTGTTCCAACTTTCAATAGTCACGTCGTCACAGTTAACGCCAAATACAGCGAACTCCCCTTCCCATTCAAGAGAGTCGCGTTTCCGCGCAGTCGTGATAACTACAATCTTCTTCGGATCCGCCTGAGAAAGGGCCCATGAGGCTCCCACTCGTGACTTGCCTGAGCCGACACCGCCGACCAAGACCTTGCCACTTTGTAGGAGCCCCAGGGCCTCTTCCTGGTGCGAATATAACTTCGCGACCATTACTGTCCTAGAATCTCCTTCCTCAAGAGAGGCAGCACGATCTCTCGCACATCCTCAGGGATGTCGGGATTCATCTCAACGCGCACCGGGAACGAGAAGATCCCGTAATACACCTTGGCAATGTAATCCCAACTGTAAGGAGTCGTGCCATTGAGAATAGTCCGACCCTTGTGCGTGAAGACCTCAAGCCACTTGATGTACTTCACATTGTCCTCTTCTCCAGGGACGAGGTCGACCTTCCCGAGTACGGGTCGTTTACCCATGAAGACGCCATGTTTGAAGTCGGACGGAGGGGCGACGGTCAGCTCTGCTCCATCTTCCATGTATTCTGTTTCGGCCACTTCTTCGAACTCTTCGATATACATTCCGATTACCTTTCTTGAAGAAATATGATTCTGGTCAGATGTTGTCACATCCGGATTGCGCTGGTGAATCCTCGCATGAGGACCGTCTTGATGAGCTCGCGGTCTTCCTCGGAGAAGTCGTTGTTGATCATCGCCGACAATATAGTATCGCCATCAATCTTCGCTCGAGCGACCCAGGAGTCTCCATTCTCAATTGACGGGAAGCCAACCATCTGCAGGTACTTGAACTCGATGTAGATAACATCCGACGTCTCGGGAACGCCAAACTTCGTTGTAGAGACCCGACCCTCGAGAAGTTCCACCGACAACCTCGGGTTCGCCTCACTACCAACGATCCGTCCATTCTGGAAGTTGATGCGTATGGTGTAAGGCTTGTCGTCATTGATCGCGTTTCCGACAGCGCGCTTAGCTACCGCCAGAAGACCGCCGTTGATGGTAGTCTCAGACTCCGTTGCTCGGTTGAATCGAACACCAGGTTTCTTGAGTTGTGTCTTTGTTGCTTCGGGAATTGTAGTCATCAGAGGGACCCCGTTCCTGGTTCCTTATTCAGCGCTGCCTTAATGGACGCCAGTGCAGCCGGCGTGATCTTCGGATTGAACTCGGCGTTCTTGGCCCACCATGCGCCGTATCGGGGACCTTCGCCATCCCCAGGACCGAGAGGACCATTACCAATGGTCTCGGTTCGCATGATGTAGTCGCTTCCTGCATCGATAACGGTCTCCTTGGTCTTGTCCTGTGCGTTGCGGCCACTCACAATGAAAGTGATCTTGCGGACGGACCAGACGTAGGTGATACCGAGCGGGTTGGAATCGCCGATTACGGTCTCATCGACCTCCTCACCCTTGACTGTACCATTGATCTGGATTGAGAAGCCGGTGTAGTCTCCGTTGCTCGGGATGAAGCCGTTCCGGATGTTGACAATCGCCGTGAACGAGTCAGTATCGAGACCGGGGTCGTCAGTGTGAGACAGGACGTAAGAAAGATACTCTGAAATATCTCGCGGACCTCCCTTCTTAAGTTCCTTCACCGGCCTAATTAAATCGTGCATCCACGTTCGGTCGTTCGGGACAATTGTTTCGAACCATTTAGCCATTGGCCAAACCACCTTCCTCTAGGAATTGCGACCAGATAATATCATCTCGCCGCCGTTGTGTTTTTCGAACATCATCTCGATTACCTAGGAATAGGTTATCGAGTTTGTTGTTATCGAGGTCACCGTCTGCGTGACAGACGTACATTCCTCGATCAGGCCACCTCTTGAAGAAGGCGGCCCAGATCACCGACGCGACCGAGCACTCTCGAGCCTCGCCGGGAGCCGCGTAAAGTCGAACGTACTTGGATCTGCCATTACGGCGCCTAAAAGGTTTCAGTATTCGCTGGGTATTAACTCTACGAATATCACCATTGCGGTTCGCTTCGTATTGTTCGAACCCCGGGACTGTCGCCCAAATATCTGAGTACGCCTTGTACATGAATAGCTCCTTTCGTCTAAGACGGGGGCAGACCTTTCGACAGCCCACCCCCGTCTTAAAATATGATCAGTCGAGATCCGCGTACTTCGCCGCGAATGAAGCGGACTCGTCATCCATCACGACATACAGCTCCTTGACGTATGCCGAGATGCCCTTCTGTCCACGGATGTCGTAGACCGACGGGTGAATGACCACGTCAGCAGTCTTGATCGTGATGTTGTCCAGCGTACCGACAGTCTCCTCATTGAGGAGCTGTTTGCGACCACCCGTAACAAGCCAGATGGCCGGAGCCCGGAACTTGTACGAGACCTTGACTCCCAGGTAGGGACGCTCGGGGTCGAACTCGCCGTCCCGGTTCTTACGGTACTTGACATTCCATCCGTCTTGCTCGAGATCGGCAACGAGATTCAGCGGAATGGCGACAGAGAACTCGCGCTTTCCGCCTTCGGCGTTGAAACGAGTCGGAGACCCCGCAAAGTTGGTGAAGAGGATCTTCGCGTCTTCGATAACAAGATCAGAGGGAGTGTTGTTGAATGCCATGGCAGTGTTTCCTTTCTCAGTGGCAGAGAGTTTCCAGGTCGACGTATTGTTCGATCTGAGCGCGCGCCTCATCGGCGAGCATTTCGGCGTAAGACGTATCTACGTCTTGCTCCTGTTTCAAGTAACGGACTATCTCCGCTTCCTTCCAGTGATAGCCCTTGGTGCCAACGACGGCGTCCTTGATTTCACCATCGTTGTTCTCCCGGAGGAGTTCACCACCTCCCTTGTCAGGCTTAATCGGAACGAACGCCCCGACCTTCCCGACAAAGTGATCCCCGCTGCTTGGGAATCGCAGATACATCGCCGTCTTGACCTGCTTCGTTTGAATGAAGTCCTCGAATACAATCGGCTCCTTCGTGAAGAGCTTCTTGAATACGTAAGGTTCCTGGAACTGCTTACCCGTAGCAGTCCATTCACCTTCGTGAGGAAAGGCATACTTGGCGATGTAGACGGCCTTGTTCACGAGCACCATCTTGGCGTAGGTGGCTTCGTGTTCGAAGTCATACCCGTATCGCTTCCCGAAGTCCATCACCTTCTGAATATCTTCAGGTGTGGCTCCCGGGATCTTGATCGAGTCCGTCTTGATGTGTGCAACCGTCAGACCGAGTTCCTCTTGCACATAGTGTTTGAGATCGATCATGAACAGTGCACCGCGCTTCGCAACGATGTTGTCTACGTTGCGAGGATCCCATGCAGGGTTGTCGAACTTGGCACTCGTCAATCCGTACATCGAGTTGATCGGGATCTTGAGAGCCTTGCCGAGTTCGTCGAGATCGTAGTTCTTCGCGATCTCAACGAGGCGTCCGTCGAACAGCTTGCTCAACGCATCCATGTCCTTATGCTTGATCGCGACACGAGCCTGCTTGAGCTCGCTATAGCGCTCAGTGTAAGGACCGAACAGATTGAGTTGCTCGATCGATGTCGGGTGCATCGATGCGACATCCAGAAGGGCGACGTTCTCGTAATATCCTGGTTCAGCATATACGTAACCGCCCTCCCCCGGATCTTCGCCTCGGTAGGATGAACCCTTGAACTTGTCAAAGGTGTATCCAGGGAAGATCGTTGAGAGATCCGTGTAGACGAACTTCGACTTGTCGGGTCGACGATCCTTACCGAACACCAGAGCACAGGTGTGCTGGTTTGTGGTGTCGTTGACGGTCAATCCCGACAGTTCGGCCAAGATCTTCCTTGCACCCCAGTCACTGGCGAGATGGTTGAATACCATCTCAGTGGCCTCGACATCGTTCTTGCAGTATTCGACGACGTCATCCCAATGCTTCTCTGGAACAGGCTGATCCCAAGGGAACTCGTTCTCCCGGTGCTTGATCCCAAGTTCAATCTCCCATTTCTTGAGAGACTGCTTCTTGGCCGAGAATTCATAAATGTCCGTGTACGACATGTTGTACGCCTCACGGAACGTTGCGTTCTTCTCGTTGTTGATGATTCGTTGCGAGACCTCGAAGAGTTCTTCATTCGAATATCCAAGCGAAGCCGCATACATGATGTGATTGTCGTACTTCCGGTTGTTGAATCCAATCAACCGAAGATCGAACAAAGACCTCACTACTTCGGGCTTCGGGTTCACAAGGAACCGAACACCAGGGCGATCTGTGACCTTATAGCAGATAACGAAGAGATTCGGGAACACCTCAACATCATAGAATGCGATTCGTCCGTTGCCCTCTTCGGCCACCTCCATCTTGTCCTCCGACATGAAGTGCATCTTCTGAACCATCTTGAGGCATCGCTCAGACTGGTTCGTTGAAGACATAGCGAATGCTGTCACAGCGTTGCGAGAGTCAGTCACATCATATGTGATGCCAGACTCATACGCCTCATCGAGAATACTCTTGATGAAGTCAACGTTAGGTGCTGTATTCGCGTGCACCTCCTTACGGAGAGCCTTGGCGATTAGAGACCGGAGGTGGTTCTCATTCTGAACATTCTTCTTGTTGATCATCTTGGGGGCCTTTGTGGGGAGGTCCCCCGGATAATCTTCGATACCTCGCCCGTTGTGAAGGGACAGTCGTCGCCGAAGAGCCGCTTTGCCTCTGAACCGTTTGATTTCAATTCCAGGCGAATATTCAGCAGTGGTATCCTTATCGACAGGATATCGGTATATGAGGTGGATGCCGCTACCACTTTTTGACGTTTCCGCATACGTCGGAGGCCAAGCAGAAGCAGCGCGAAGATTAGCATTGAGGTCTTTCTCACCATTGTCTCCTTTCAGATCAAAATCAATGCAGACGTACTCTTCAGGCATAAGTACGTAATGTTCGTCGATGGGGGCGATATCGCGTAGCACCGTGTCTACGTATATCCAGGCCTTTTGAGGGGTACCATTCTTTGACGAAAGCTGAGCCTTACAGCCTGCGAAATGCTCGTCAAATATCGACGGAGTTCCTTGTTGCAAAGTGAGCCATGACTCACTCTTAACGACCGTTGGAGTGAGTTCGGTGCTTTCGAACTTGTCCTTGCGAAAACCTATGAACAAACTCCGATAAGGCACGCCATCAACCATGACTCTGTCTCGAAATTCTCGAAAATATCGACAAAGTTCAGTTTTGAATCGGTACCTGGGCACCACGTATTGGATTCCAGTCTCGGACGCATAGTCCTTATAGTCTGAATATGCCTTAGCAAGAGTGACTTTGTCATCAGATCCCCAATCTTCATACATCTCCATGACGAAGTTGTATATGGGGTTGGTTTCTGAAATCATAGTATGAGATCGATAGTTGCGATAATAGTTCGGTCCCAGACTACGATACACATCAATACAGTGCCTTGCGATAACACCAAGTTCCTGATATACCCCGTCCATGACGCTAGTGTACTCGTCTATCGATAAGCGTCTTCCCGATGGCGAAACATCAAGTAGACGTCTAGGGATACCAGAGTTCGCGTCCGTGATCTTGACCGGGTTGTTCGACGCCATAATCAACATCGTTGAAATTCGCATGGAACGCGGTTTCTTGAACTTCTCGTTTATGAGCTGAATCTCATTCGAGATGATCGAATTCAGACGGGTATTCGTCTCGATTCGACTCAAGTCACCGTCATGCTCGATAGCCACTAGCGGGTCATCGACAAAGGATGCTAGAGCAAAAGAGTTACTTCGCTGGGCAAGCGACTCCGAGTCGAATGCAACGCTATACTCTCCGAACAACCTCTGCATCACGTTCAGAATCGTGGATTTACCGGAACCCGGATCACCATAGAAGACCAGAAACTTGTCGATTTTTCGACAGTCGCCCGTGAGGACTGAACCAATACTCCATTCGATCTTCTGGCGTTCAGAGGGGTCGTATAGAGTGTCGACGAGTTTATTCCAGTTAACTGGAACCCCGTCCTCTAGCGAATATGGGAGACGATATGAGACGTGGTCCTCTCGACGAATCGGGGTGTCTGCAAACACCGGCATCCGATCGAGAGGATGAACTGTATCGACCATATTCTTGGACCACTGACGATATCGTTTCCAGACACCGTCTCTTTCTGATGCGCAGAACTTCGGGACCATCTGTTGAGGAGTCGAGTTCTCAACAAATTTTCGAACGTCATCGTCAACCAGATTGATGACATCAAATTCGTTCTTCGACCAAAGACCGGTCTTTGGATTCCAGACCGCGACGAAGTCACCATCTCGTATCATGATGTCTCTAGAGTCGAGATTCACGAACCATGGTGCTGCTTCCATGACTCCCGGTAGGCCGCGCATTGGAGAAGTTTCAATTGTGTAAAAGTCCACCTCCCGTGGCCTCCTTTTTTAGTGATACGGATCGTACAAGTTGGCCCATTTAATCATCTGGGTCGTTAGGGATATCTCGAGAACATCCACCCCGGGTATGCGGAACAAGCCACCGGTTCCGTTCCTTGAGTAGGTCCTGTATATCACACGTTCGGCGATGTTCAGAGCCTCTTCATGAATCTCTGAAGATAGGCGCCCGTCGTCAGAATATGACCGAGCGCCCATATTCAGAAGAATGGACTTCGTGAAGTCTTTGCGATCCTGGTACAGCATAGCTGTCAGGGTATCGGTGATGCTAACGAAGACCTCAAGGAACGAAGACGGAGCTTGCCTCGGAGAGGGAGCACCAGTTTCATAGCAGTACTCATCCCTCATACGAAGAGCCTGAATGGCCCTATCTTCGTCTTCAGGAATATACCACGCGAAATCGATTTCATCCCACGCCGAAGCAAGCTCCGTGTAGTTCTCGAGACACCCTCGCTTGATTAGCCAGGATGTGTATTGCACGTCAGATCTTGTCCCAGATCATTCCGTCGACGTTGAAGTCGAGGATGTAGTTGGTGTCGACTCGGGAGTAGTCATCAGAGGGGACGCGGTAGGTGTTGGCGTCGTAGTCGCCGAAGGAGACGTAACCGTCACCATTCTTGGAGTTCTTGAGCCATCCGACGACCGAACCCTCACGAGTGCGCGAGAGTCCGAGCTGGTCGTAGACCTCGTTCAGGAACAGGTGACCCTTACGCTCGAGACGACGGTTCGCCCACAGCTGAACGGCGGCGATGTTCTCAGAAGTGTAATCCTCGTTCTCATCCCAGCAGTTCGAGGATTCCTCGGTAACGATGCGCGAGTAGGGCGACAGATCCTGAATAGACGCAATGACTGCGTCAGCAACGTCAGCTGCATCCGACTTGTTGTCGCTGGAGAGGATCTCCTCAGCTGTCTTGTCGTAGTTGGGAAGCTTCGGACGAATAATCTTCTCGACAGTCTCCTTACCCAGTGCGTCAACCATGGTCTTCTTGTAACCGTCGAACGCATTCTGCAGAACCGCGTACGCTGCACCGAGAGCGGCCAGACGCTTCTTCGAGATGCTATTCGAGAAGTAGATCATCGCAATAGTGGCGCCACCGACGATCGCAGCCGGAGCAATGGACTTGGCCGTGTCGAGGATGAAGAGGATGCGCATCTTCCGCTCGTATGCGGGGACCTCTTCGTCAGGGATGTTATCCGCATTGCGGATAGCTTCCTTGCGTCGCTCCCAGTCGCGTCCCTCGACGTCCTCGAATCGAGTGCCGGCCTGCCATGCGAGGTAGCCAGTTGCGACGACGCCAACGGAGGCGGTGACAGAGAGAATTGTGGGGGCGTGCTTCGAGATACGGGCCACGCCCGTGTGGAAAGCGGTTGTGATAGACATTTGAATATGCTCCTTTCTGAGCAAATATGAGTTACTTGAGGGGTTCGGGACGGTCAGCAGAGACGAGCCAACCTTCCCTGATCTGTCGGATTTCGAACGCGTCGGTTGTGGTCCAACCCCAGCGTTCGTCGGTGTAGCGAGGCTGAATGCCGACAGACGACATCAGATCTGCGACTGAGACCTGACCATACTCTTCGATCTGCTCGGCAACGAATTCGATCACATCAACGGCGTCGCCGCGAGTGTCGAATACGAGGTCCTCCACGTTCGTGGGCTTCTGTCGATGAGGTTCACGACGATCTGTACGACGCGATTCGTAGTAGCCTGTTCCACGACTCATGCGCGAAGAACTAGAATATGACGTGTATCCGGACGACGAACGACGCCTCGCGTCGACTTCACCATAAAGCAGCTGCTGAATGCCCTGAGTCACCATGTCAGTGATGGCGTTCTTGGCAGCTGGGATGGCTACGTCGATCACAAGATGCTCAGCAATCTCAGGGAGATCCTGAGCGAAGAAGGTCCGAAGCGCTTCCTTGATGGCAGACTTCTTCTGGACCTTAGCTTTCGCGATAACCTTCTTCTCGGGGGAGGCCCCCTCCTTGGCTTTATCAGTGTTGCCAGGGAGGGAGACCTCAGTGGGCCGAGTAGGCTCGATGGGGACGACGTCCGTCATCAGTTACCCTCAGCCATCTTGCGCAGCTCTTCGAGAGAGGCGTTCGGGTTCTCCTCGATCAGCTTCTTGGCCTTGCCCATGATGTCTTCGGGGAAGAGGCCTGCGAGGAAGCCGTTCGAGAACTTCGGATCATCCGACAGCTTGTCCAGAAGCGCGTCGAATGCCGGAGAGGCGAGGAATGCCTTCGTGGAACGCTCATCCTTGAAGAAGCGCTTGCCGTCCTCAGAACGTTCACCGTATGCAGCGCCGACAAACTCACACAGGAGCTTGTATGCATCCATAGGGGACGCGTCGCCGCCATTGACAGTTGCGATCTTCGCCGATAGAGGCGTGCGCTGGAGCTCCATGTTCATGAGCTCACCCTTGGACAGGTGGAAGTGGAGCTTCTCCTCAACCTCTTCGCCGAAGAAGTTGACATACTTAACAGTAATGGCCTGCATGGTTCAGTTGTCCTTTCGAGAGACAGAGTAGACGCCGGCGCCGAACAGCACCAGCAGGATTGTAAAGGCTCCAGCAATGAGTGCTGAGAACCCGGTGTTAGCGAGCTTATGATTCTCGCTAGGCTTGGGAGTCTGAGTGGGCGCAGTCCGCTTGGTAGGCCGAGCAGAGACGGTCGGCTTAGGAGCAGGCGTCGTCACACCAGACTGAGGGGCGGGAGTAGTGGTAGTCGGATTCGGAACCGGAGTAGTGGTAGTCGGATTCGGAGCAGGAGTAGTCACACTCGGCGTGGGTTGAGGCGCGGGAGTCGTACCGTCTCCACTCGTCCCGCCATCGACCTTGATATCGATCGTGCGCTCGAGCTTGAGTCCGTTGACCGTAGCGATATTCGTCGCGGCCTTGGAGCCTGCTGGCGTCTTCATCGGCTCAGGGGTGTATGTGACACACACCTTCACGCCCTCTGGAGCGGTGAATTCGATGGTGCCATCATCAATCTGAATGGCCGAAATATAAGTCGTGGTCTTGGGGTCCCAAGTATCTCCACGAGCACACTTTACGTCGGTGCTCAACTTGGTGTAACCATCGTTGATGGTGTACTTGACGCCGGGCTCGGCGATCCAGGTGATCATCCAAGACGTCGTACCATCAGGATTGACCCAGCCCCACTTCGAGTTCTCCGGCTTGGCATCCTCGTAGTGACCACCGTTGCAGTCGTTGTCACAGGCGCTGTCCCAGTCCTTGTCACCGAACGCAAATGTGTATGCGCGGTTACCGATGAGGATTTCGCCGAACTGCTTGCCGACCACAGTCTCCTGAAGACGTGCAGTCGTCCACCACGTACCCGAAATATCGGTCTTGTCGACGAACGACTCCGGGACGTTAGTCACCGTGCACGTGAGGGTGCCCTTGTTGGCCTTGCAGTCGCCGATCTTCTCGCCGCTGTCGACCGTGAATGGGAAGTCGTACGCCCAGTTGATGTACGTAGACTCAACTGTGAAAGACTCGCCGGCCACGAGCTTCTCCGTCTTCCAGGTACCCTTCACTGTGACGGGCGAAGACACCTGGGAGCTACCCGAGGAGATGTTGGTGATCTTGGCTGTAATCGGAGACCCACCTGCATACGCAGGCGTCAAACATCCGCAGATGATGGCGATCGCGAAAATGATCGACACGAGAATTCGTTTCATGGTTAGTTATCCTTCCTATTTTGGAGAGCGACGAAGAC